GAATCGTAGCAAACGTTATTGCCGTTCCGATTTCAACTTTACCTTCTGTGATCTTTCCAAGCCACTGTTTGTCTGTATACTGTGCTGCTCGTTCGTAGCTCTGTGTCAAAAGGTCTTTCGTGTGTGTCAGCCATAGAGTTTTGTGTCCGATCATACCAGCAAGTGCAATTCCCATCTGCGTCTTTCCACTCCCGGCAGGAGATTGTAAAATTCCGTATTGCGCTTCTTTCATCTTTTCTACAGCTATCTTCTGATAGTCGTAAAGCGGTACTTCTCCGAATGTCCCTGCGTGCATCGGACTCTTAAAAGAAGTCTCAATGTAACCGGATTGAAGCAAGGGAAGTAGTGGTCTGAGACAGCCAAACGGAACATCTATCCTGTCTCCTAAATCTCCATAGAGAGAGATTGTTCTAGGTGTATTTCCTGTCCAGAATCCGAGTCTTGCTTTCTTTTCATATTCCGGATTATCCAGAACTAGATTATCGTGACACCACTTCTCAACTTCTTTTGTAGGATTTATGATTTCGATGTAACTTCCTACTTTTGCTATCATGTGTACAACTCCAAAAATTCTTTTAAGGTTCTATAGCCTTTCCAGTCCATAGGCTTAATCGCTTTAACATCATGCCGCATCATTACATATGCTTCTGCATATTCGACAAAGTAAATTTTATCGGATTTTTCCAAGTAGCAAGCGAATCCACAAGGACTCTCTGTCATGGTGCACCAATATGACATAGCCAGATATTGATTGTCCTCTATTCTGCTTAAAGGAAATCTGTCATTCTTACATACTTTTGCGTCTATCAGAATAGCGTTGTATTTGTTTACTGCTATAATATCTGCGGGCTGTCCAGACTTATTCTGAACCATGTTGTGTGTCCAGAACCCGTATCGCTTTAGAATCTCGCACAACTGCTGTTCAAAGCGATTTCCCGTGAGTCTATTGTTCATTGCGATACCTCTCTGCACCCACAAGGGGCGCAGATCAAAGATTCAAGAGAAAGACGGGGCGAACGCCGTAAGAGATACCAGCATTGAAGTAGCCGCAACTCCCAACGTTGCTAACATCAGCGAAGTAGGCAGCGGAATCTTTTCTTCTGTTCATCAGCCAATACCAACACCAGTTATTAGAATCGCATCCTTGAAAAGCAATTCTGTTTCTTCTTGCTTTCATAAGCTCCAACTGTTTTACTGTGACGTTAATATCTTCGTAATCATCGTCTGAGCCAAACATTTCTTCAACAAATGGAATTCGTACAGCTTCAACACGATCTCTGAGTTTATCCGGAAGAATGTTCATAAACTCTTTGGAGTTAAGATACTTGGATAAATCAGATGCATCATATCCTCCACGGTTGCTGTCCTCTTCGTTCATTGGTCTTAATTCGCTGAGACAGTCTACCGAAAATCCTACAAACATTCCGTTTGCATGACGATCTACAAGTAACACTTTAATGTGCTCTTTACCTTCCTGCTGAAAATCCAGTACGTCTCCAACTTCGTAGTGCTTAATGAGTGAGATTTCAATACCGTCAATCTTCATTTGCTTTCCTCCACTTATACGGTTTTCCGTATTTTTCTTTGTACCATTTTTCGAACTTTTTACGGTTTTCTTTGTTTTGAAAGTAGGTCTGCACTCTGTCCTGTAGAAGACTTATGAGCTTACTTTCTTCATACGTGTTCTGCATCAGTCAAAAACTCTTTTTCATAGCTGTCCAGAATGTCAAGAGACACAGAAAGAATTGTCTCTGCTTTCTTTCCGTTTCTAGTTCCTGCTACAACAGAACTCATTTCTGTTTTGTCAGTTACTACATTCTTTCGTCTCAACTGGTCGATAAGCCACACATAGGAGAGGTGATTTCTTGCTAGCTTCTCTCGCAGTTCGTCCCTGTCAGTCAAAGTTCGTGCCTCCTTTCTGAAAATTAAATGCTGTATTCGTCCAGTGCTTGACAGGAATACAGCGTTCCGCTTTCGCTGCACTTGTACACGGTCATTCAGCCAGTACCCTGCTAGGGAGTTTGCAGTTCCCCTCTGCTTGTAAACAAAAGTTGACATTACAGTATTCAATGCTATAATGAAGTTACCACACTTTTATACCATTGCAGATAATCTAAGGAAACGGCATTTCCGTAGACTCTCTTTAATTTGCTGTAAACAACTCTTTTTGTTTACAAGACATACTATATCTTAGTCTGCTGAGATTGTCAACATAGTTTCTTAGATTTTTGCGCCTAATTTTAGGAGACTGAGAATGAGCTTTTACGAACGATACGAAAAACTGTGTCAGGAACACGGAATGAAGCCACAAAATCCGAAGATGCAGGAAGTAGTTGAAGCATCCTCTGGTACTATATCCGGGTGGAAAAAAGGAGTTATGCCAAAGACAGAAACCGTCATACGGATAGCCAAGTACTTTGGAGTTACTACAGACTATCTGTTATGTTTATCCGACTCAAGAAACGGAAAAGATACCATCACGGAAGAAGAACAACTTTTAATCTCTGCTTACAGAAGTGCAAGCACTGAAGGAAAGTTTATTATCATACAAACCTGTATGAATCAAAAAGAAGCGTCAAAAAGCAGTGCCGTATAATATCGTTCAAATCTCGTTAATCTGAGATTTTCAGATTGCCTATATAACTTCTCTATAGAATAGATATATAAGAGACTTTATAGTACCTGTCTGAGATTTTCAGATTGGAAAGGAATTATCATGTACGAGGATATAAAAAGAGTCTGTTTATATGCCAGATTTTCTAGTCATAATCAGACAGAACAATCTATTGAAGGGCAAGTCAGAGTATGTAAGGAATTTTGTCAGAGAAAAGGATTTAATGTTGTGGAAACGTATGTTGATCGTGCTACGTCTGCAAGCCACGACATAGAGAAGCGTACCAGTTTCCTAAAGATGATTTCTGACTCTGCCAAAGGAAAATTTCAAGCAGTAGTGGTGTATAAGCTAGACCGTTTCGCCCGGTCACGATATGACGCAGCCACATATAAATATCGCTTAAAGAAAAACGGAGTAGTTCTAATCTCTGCTACAGAGAATATTACCAACACTCCGGAAGGAATCATTCTGGAATCTGTTCTTGAAGGTATGGCTGAATTTTATTCCGCTGAACTTTCTCAGAAAATTACAAGAGGACTCCGGGAATCCGCACTAAAACAAAATTCTGCCGGAGGTCAAATTCCTCTAGGATTCAAAGTTGAAAACAAGAAATATGTGATAGATGAAGAAACTGCTCCTATTGTGAGAGAAGCGTTTCAAAGATACGCTGATGGAGAAGCTGTAGCCGATATATGCAGAGACTTTAATTTAAGAGGTTATAAATCATCCAAAGGCGCTGAGTTTGGAAAATGTTCTTTTACTCGTATGTTTAAGAACGAGAAGTATATAGGCACATACGTCTACGGCAAATACAAGTTTGAAAACGCTATTCCTGCAATTATTGATATGAAAACATGGAGAATCGTACAAGCACGAATGAATAAGCAAAAGAAAACGCACACAAGAGGAAAGCAGAAATATCATTACTTGCTTACAGGAAAGATTTTCTGTGGTCATTGCGGTTATCAGATGAGCGGAAATAGTAGCGGTTCAGTTGACTATGGATTTTATCAATGCTACGGAAAAGCATCTTACAAATCATCGTGTAATAAGAAAAATATCAACAAAGACATCATAGAAGAACTTGTAATAAAAGACGCACTATCTCTTCTTACAGATGAAAGAATACAGGAAATAGCAAAAGTGGCTTGTAATACAAACAAAACATATATTCAAGAAGAAACAAATCTCTATAAGATTAAAGACAAACTTCACGAAGTCGAAGTTTCTCTTTCAAATATCACAAAAGCTATAGAATCCGGAGAAGCGCCTGTTACTCTTGTAAAGCGCATGAACGAACTAGAAGCAGAAAAGCGTACTCTATTAAAAGAGCAAAAGAAAGAGTCATCAGACGTTGTACAGCTAGATGAAGAACAGGTGATATATTGGCTGAGTCAATTCAAAAACGGAGACATTCACGATGAAGAGTTTTGTCGCAATGTGATTGATCTATTTGTAAATTCCGTTACTGTATGGGATGAACCAGATGAAACACAAAAAGTAGTAATTGCGTACAATCTACAGTCTGAAAACAAAAAGACTTACCGTCTTAATCCTGACGGTAAGTCTGCTACGGATATGAACGGCAATACTTCAGTATTGAATCCTAATCCGTTGATTGTAAACGGAGTACTTTTACACTCTCTGAGTATAGGCGAGAGAAATCCATCCTGCGCCTGACTTTAGTTTTCCCCACCCATTCTGTTCAGAGACAATCGTGTATATACCCTTGTCTCTGATACATCCTACAATGGGATGGTTCGTTCCTGCTCTGCTACGGATATTCAGTGCATCAACAGTGACCTTTACTTTGTAAAGCATTGAAGAGTTTGAAGGCGTAGAAGAACTAGAAGCCGGGTATACAGCAGTTCCATTTCCGTCAAAAACAGAATATCCGGGGTTTTCGTTTGCACACTTTTTGGCATTGGCAAGAGAACTGAAAGCTCCCTTCTGAGACTGTGCGTCCTGCCAACTCTTACGCACCCTGTAGAGTGCACCAGACGCCGTATTTGACGGTTTCTGTGTATTCCCCTGTAGATTGTTCGTCACTCTTTTTGCAACGTCTCCTAGGCGATTATAGAGCCAATCTCCGGGACAAGCCTTGTTAGCAAACCACCTATGGACTGTAAGCACCATTTCATTACTCTTTGGAGTATAGGCAAGAGTCTTGTTCTTGTCTGCAAACCAAAGAAGAGTATTCTTTCCGTTGCGTCTGCAAATGTCCGTACAGAGATTGATAAGAGACTCATATACTGCGTCTGTCATAGCATATGGGTGGGTGGTATCTGACGCACACTCAATTGTTACTGCTCTCTGGTCATTCGCATTAGAAGAGCTGCACCAAGAACAATTCTTCTCTTCTACAATCAGTGCAATTTTTCCATCTTTTCCAATGCCGTAGTTGCAGGACGCTTCTCTTCCTGCCGGGAAGCAGGCAGCTATTCCCTCCGCTGTAAGCTGTCCTACAACACAGTGAGGAGTGATGCGGTCAATACTGTGTGTTCTCTGCCCGGAGTGGTTGGGCGAAAGTTTTGTATAAGATACAAGTGGACTGTTTGACATTTTATCATCCCTTTCTATATCGAATTTAGTTAAGTTCCATTTCCTGATAATATTCATCAGATTATCAACATAATTCAAAGACGTTGCGTAGCAGTCAGCTTTTATGTTGCACAGATACTTATAAGGGTCTGTAACATTTTTAAGATTCTTATAAGCAGGAGTATTTGTGAAGTCAAAATACCCTTTTACACAAGCATCCATATCCGGGAATCTAAGCCATTCCATGTAGGAATTTGTGTAAGTTCTGTCTGGATTTTGTTCACTTCCGACTTTTCTGTAAATACCTATAGCAGAAGGACATCTGTTCTTTCGATATTTTAGTCCAAAGTAGTTCTGTGCGTTTCTTGCAAGCTCTGATGTGCCATATGCGCTTTCTAAACATGCTTGTGCAATAATAGGACTGTATACATTGATCTCATATTGAGAAGCGTACTTCTTTACTAGAGTTGCAATTTCATTGATAAACTTTTCTTCAACCACGCCTTACACCTTCTTTTTCGGAGAGTCATAAGACATAGCCTGTACGCTATCCGAAACACCTTCTGTGGTCGGGTCGTTTACCACTCCAAGAATGGACAGTACTGCAAAAGCAGCATTGATAATCGCTGTAAGTTGCTGTCCGAGTACTCCAAAATCCCACTTGTAGCCAAACGGCACAAGAACTGTCTGAACCAGCAGAAGAATAGCCGGGATAAGAGCAAGCCAGAAGTTCTTATTTTTAATTCTAACTTTCCAGTTTATATTCATGATAAAAGTCCTTTCTTCTTTGTCAGATAATCGTACATATCATTTCTGCGTTTTTGCAGTTCATCTTTGTTGTCACCGCTAATAAGGGCATCCATAATAGCAAGCATTGAATTTTGCATTACTGTGTTTCCTTCGTCAATACTGTCAAAGTGAGAGTTGCCCTGCTCCAAGCGATTATCCACTCGTTTTCGCCACTCTTCCAATTCTGTAATACGGTCGTTTTGAATTTTGGTTGGTTTCTGCACGTTTCTTCCAAGAGCTACAATGAGTGCAATCACGGAAGAGACAAGAGTAATACACTGCAATATTAAAATTACATTTTGCAAAGCACTAATAAACTGCGGATTCAAAAGTGTGTCCTCCCTCTA